GAATAAAAGTAGCAGCTGCTGTTTTGTTGACGATACTTCCACCGCCAACCGTACCGGGATAAGTTTGAGTAGCCATTGTAATCTCCTAGATTATTTTACTCGACCCTCCGCATAAGCTGCCATGATTTCATCGGCTAATGCTGTATAACGGTCGGGGTCTGTTCTCATAAGTTTAATAATGTCGGCCCGACGATATATCTTTTTCCTTGTCCCTTGGTTACTGCCTCGTGCATTACCTGTACTAGCTGCCTTCAATGTTTGCTTCCTAGCCTGTTTTTCAACATCGGCAGTTTGCTGTGTCACTACCTTACGCTCTTTCCAGAGGGTAAATAGCTCGTCAGCAGAGTCAGCATCGTAATGTTGGTCAGCTGCTACAAATAATTGAGTCCTAATTTTTGAAGCCTTAATCCATTCTGCAAACTTAGGATCTCCTAATATTGCTTGCATATCTGGATGTTTAGTACTAAGAGTAGCCAATGCAGTTTGTTGCTTATACTGCGATGAATACTGTTCTGCTTCTTTAATTTTAGGATGGTTCTCAATTGCACGATTAACAGCACCTTGTGGATCAGTGAAGTAATCTATATCCTCTTCAGGCTCAACAGTTTGTTGAGGTGCTTGAGTGGGTGTTTGACTACTAATGTAATCATCAACCACTTTACGAAGTTCACCTACCTCACCGGACTGACGACCTAAAAGCTTTTCGGCTTCTTGATGCATCTGTACGACTTCTTCCAGCGATTTACCTTGGTACTTTTCTGGAACGGTAGACTGCTCTTGAGGTTGTTCAGCTACTTCTTCTTCGTACTGAGTCTCATTTGCTTCTTCGTTTATATCGTCCGCGTTTTCCACTTCGGGTTGCGGGTCAACTAATGTTGCTCTTGACATTACTAATCTCCGTGATTATAATCATTATGGAGTTATTATTTATTACCTGCTTTTTCGTGTTCCCTAGTCCATTTAATGTGTGCTCCGGGGAATGAACCATCGGAGCCATTAAGGTGGAAAGACGGGGCAGATACCATTTTTGTAGCGTTAGCGCCACAACCGCACCTACTGGTTGTAGTACCTGACGTTACAAATTCTTCAAAGACATGTCCGTTAGTGCAACGGAAGTCGTATACTTTAAACATTTACAGGGTCTTCATCTTCAGCTTCTGCTTGATCGCGAGCAGCTTCGATAGTTCCTTGTAGGTTTATTACAGTAGCAAAAGCAGAGACTTGACCTTTGCGGAAATGTAAATCTTCCAGATCTTTAACTGTCTGTATATCTGCTAGTTGTTGTGCATTAGTGGAAAGCTCTTGTACGAGTTGTTTGAAACCTTCATGGTTGAAGAGTTCGTTGTAATTATTAAAATAAGTTTCAAGCTCGGGAGTCATGTTTTCCTCTGTTATTATATTATATAGTTATATTATACCACACTTTTATGCATTTGTCAAGCCTTTTTTGTAGTCTTTCTTCTACGGCCTGATGCGGTGACTGCGTGTTTAATTTTAGATGGTCCTGTCTTGCGTTTAGAAGAAGACTTCTTTTCTGCGGCTGTCATCTTAGATGCTACAGCCTTAGGCCGACAAGACGGATAAGGACGTTTACTTTTACTAGCAGACTTACGTCCACACTCCTTACCTGTTTTAACGTCTACCCAGTCTTCTTTAAACCATTTAGTTAATCCTCCTTTGGCTTTACTCATAAGTACCACCACGTTTCTTGTACTCTTTAGTTAACCATCCAGAAGCATAAGCACTGGGCCAAACCTTATACTTTCGTTTAGCTTCTGCTTTTACTCGTGCATAGAGTGCTTTGTTTTTAGGTTTAGGACTATTTTTTGCCTTTGCCATTTTTCACTCTCTTAACAGCAGCCTTCATCTTAGCGTCCATTTTCTTGTTACGCATTTGCTCTGCCATTTTCTTTTGCATAGCAGGACTAGGTGTCATGTTCTTTTCTCTTTTGTTTGCGTCCCTAATACGAGCTTCTACTTCTTCTTGAGTAATTCGCTTTACGGGCTTTTTTGCTTTAGTCGCCGCTTTCTTTTTAGGGGGACGACCTACTTTACTTCCGTATGTTCCTTTTCCTTGTGGCATATTACTCTCCTCACCATTTAGATTTATTAGCCCAATAAGCGGCTGACATCTTTCCTTTTGAAATGTTCTTAGCGTGTCTTGCCTTGAACGACTTACGTCTTGCTTTTTCTTTTGCAGTAGTAGGATTTTTACCTGCACCGCTAACACCTTGCTGTCCGTATCGAATAGTCTTAACTTTATCGCCTTCCTTAGCAACAACTACATGAGACTTCTTAGGATGGTTAGGCGTCCGCTTTGGTTTGTTGAACCCGCTTACTCCTGCTCGTGCTAGTCTTGGGTCTTTCTTGGCTGGCATTAGATAATTCCTCCACCTTGGTTTCCAGTTGGTTCAGCTGGTCCTCTAGGACTTTGAGGCGCTGGAACGTCCCTTTGAAGTGGTCGTTGACTTGGTCGAGCAGGGACTGCATCTCTTTTTGCGTTATTAACATTAGTCTTACCTTCTATTGCTTTTTCTTTGAGGAGAGTATCAGCCACTTTCATACGGCGTTCAAACTCTTTATCTTCAGCATCACCTTCACGAAGGTTTCGAGTGATAGCATTGATCTTATCTATTTCTAGTTCTTGAGGAACTACAGCAGCTTCGGCAGCTAACTTAGCAGCTCGCGCTTGTGACTCTTGAGCCTGTGCAGACAGCGCTTGAGTTTGTGACTGCTGGAACTGCATCTGTAGTTGTTGTGCTTGTTGTTGCATTTGCTGTGCTTGAGGGTTAGGCTGAGAAGCTTGAGCAAGAGCTGCAAGTAATTCTTCACGGTTAGACAAGTTCATATTGTCAACAACTGATTGTATCAATGTGTTGTACAACGGAGACTCTTTGCCCATAGTCTGTAACAACTGCACTAACTGAGTTACTTCGTATTCTCTTGCAATAATACCAAGAGTACTGCTAGCATTAAACTTGTAATCAGCAACAGGGTAGTTCTCTGGATCAAACTGCATGTAGCGATACGCTGCTTTCTTAACAAAAGGAATCAAGAAAGATTGTTGAAAGTTAATTAGTGTGCGTTTATGACGTTTAATAATAGCGCCAAGAGACATACTAATACCAGCGGCAGTACTCTCGCCGTTAACCTGACCTGCAATTCCTGCTGAGTCAACGGCTCCTGTTGCTTGCTGTACCATCTGCTGCAAGGCTCCGGCCTGAGCAAAAGTGATTTGATTAACTTGCCCAAAGTTGAAAGGCTGAAGTACTTCACGAGGGTCTCCGCTTGTTAAAATTATCTTACCGGGTCTTACTTCTGGTTTAGACCCTCTAGGTAAGCGCGTAGCGTCCATAGCCATCATTGGGTGAATTGTTAAACTTAATGCATCAATACGAGCACGTAACTCAGTGTCAAGAGCTTTCTGACTGTTATAGCCTTTCTCGCAAACACCACGACCCCAGAAACGTCCGGGTACTACATCCCAGGGAAATGCAACAATAGGACGATCTTCCATCATGTAAGGATTGGCTTCGGCTTTTAGTAGTGTACCACCGTTAGCAATCACTACAACGGCCTCTACGTACTTTGACTCAGACCCTTCCTCTTCTACCAGCTCTTCTGTATCGTCGCTCATAGCGGCATCTAGAAGCTCTCGTGGTACTAAACCATAGTACTTAGTAAGACGTACCTTATCGTCGCTGTAAACAGTAAGGTCTTGGTCAGGCTCTAGGTCTGTATCAGGAGCAGCGCTACCAACGTAAACATCCTTATACACGCCTTGTTCTTGTAGTAGTTCTACATGATGCTTACTAACAAACTCATCAACAGCGACACCCATAGCGTCTTCTACAGATGTTGCTACAGGGTCTATTAGAAAGTTCTGAGGCAGTACAGGTTTAAGCTTTACAACAACACGCTCAGTAATGTTTACACCAACAGCCTGAAGATCACCTCCCATAATAGGTTGAGTTGCAGGGACCATTTCTTTCATTTCTTCAATAACAATCTCACCAATGCCTGTACCAAACACTGCTGAGTTAATTAAGCATTCAGCAACAGCCTTACGTACCATACAGTTTTCAAAGTCTTCTGTAAGCTTGTTACGTAGAAACTGTACGTCTTGCTTATCCGTGTCACCAAAGTTATCACTAACGTCAAACCACTTACCACGTCCAAACGTCGCCTCTTCTAACTCAGCAACATTAGACTCAACTGCCTGTTGAAGTGCAGGAGAAATAATACGGGAACGCTCAGACCCACGCTCACTGTCAGCAGGATCCCATTGACCACGCCATAATCTATAATATTCTTCAAATTTCTGTTCATAATTGCTTTCGTAGTTATCCCTCCAATCTTCACACTTAGTTATAACCCAATCTTCTAGAGACTCTTGGATCATCAATGGATCTTGTTCATATAGTTCAGTCATATCAGTATCCTGCTACAATATCTAAAATTTCAGGCTCATCGAACTCTATGTCCCCTATACCGTAAGGGACATTAGCTAGTTGATCTATGTACGCAAGCGAGTCAACTAAATCGTCATGCGTCAATGGATCAGGAAACTGAAACAGTTGATCAAGAAATCTACTGTTCCATTCGCCTTTGTTTAAGGTAATGGTGTTGTTTTCAAACCTGCCTTGTAACGCCCACATTACCCTGTCTGTTTTCTTTTTGTTACCGTGAGTTAGTTCTTCAATTCTAAAAAACTGTGCGTACTTCTTTTGTAAATTAACAAGGGGTGACATAACTGCCTGTTTTGCAATTCCCCTTTCGATGCCAACAGAAAGAGGGCTGTAATCACGCACAGCTTGGAAGATCTTGACAGCTGTTTCATCTAACGTCCAACGTCCATATATAATGTTCTCTACGAACCAATCTCCGTTGTCTCCTACTTTAACTACAGATATAGCAGTCTCATCAAGTTTGGCATTCTTTGTACGTTTCTTACCTACTTCTTCAAAACCCGCCAAGTCGATTGCAATGTAGTAGTCACCCTCTTCTGGCTCTTCTCCAAAACTAACCCAGTCTTCTTTAAACATCTCCGAACCACGGGCTTCAAACGACGCCATAAATTCTTGACGAAACGCATAAGACGACATAGAGCGTTTAGCAATATCAATTTCGTCCGGGTCCAATAATGGATTGTCATAAGAAGTAAAGTGCCAAGCTTTGTACGTCGGATCATCATCTAGCTCCGCATATTTGTAAAGTTCATAAAAGTGGTTTCTTCCCATTGGTGTCCCAATAAACATTGCGCTGCCTTTTTGGTCAGCCAATGCAGGTCTCAGGATCTGCTCGAATACGTCAGGTTTCATGTCTGCGTATTCATCTAGCACTAGGAACTTTAACGACACCCCACGCATTGTCTCTGGTCTATCAGCCCCTTTGAGGCTAATGGTTGCTCCATTGACCAGCTTGATTTGTAAATTATTGATGTGGCTACCAGAGATAACAGGATTGCCAAGCTCAAGGAGAGTCTGCCACATGATGTCTCGTGCTTGTCCTTGTGTCGGCGCAACATAAAATACATGTCCTCTATCTGCTTGCAATGCATTAACAATTAACATCCATGCAGCAAGTCTGGACTTACCAGTACGTCGTCCTGCCGCTACTATTTTAAATCTTGTACTGTCTGCCCAGACATCTTGTTGCCACGGCAGTAGTTCAATGTTTAAATCCACTAATATGTCCACATAACAGGAGTAGATCCTCTTGTATCGACATGAACAAAGTCATCAGCAATACCTATTCCTGTGAATCCTAGCTCAATAGCCTTTGTTACTATCTTAAGGCGAAACACGGCGTTTGTTATTTTTATATCCGCCGCGATCCCTTGAGCGTGACATCCGGGTACTTCTTTCTTAGCCTCTATTGGATGCTCAGTAGGGTCTCTGTACCCACTGGTGATAGTGAAAGGAAACCCGCACGCCTCTCTCAACTCGTCCATCTTCTCTAGGAAATCTTTTTCCATGTTGTTATGCCCAGTAACCTGACAATTAAACTCTGAAGGATCAAAATGCTTAAGATTCATCTACTACTTCTCCTTCAATGATTGTAGGTTCTGGTACTTCTACGGCACCGACACCGCTAATGTTAATCTGAATGGCGTTACGACCACCATCTTTAACGATATCTTTTTCAAATGCAGCAACAGGAAGGATTCTATCCATAACTAGTTTCCATGCTGCTGATTGATTCTTGTTTTCTGGGTCTAATGCTGCATCAAATATTGCATCCATCACGGCGCGAGAGCGAGGCGAGTTTAACATCCTTGCCTTATACTCATTAATGATCGCTGCATCACCCTTTGGGCGTCCAACAGACTTTCTATTCCCTTTCGCCTTACTAGAAACAGAAGTTCTTTTGGGTCTGCCTACAGGATTCTTTTTATTTTCCATTGTATAGGCTCTACCTAGTTTGCTTTCTGGTTTGTTATCTATACTTGTGGGTAATATGCACTAGTACTTAGTCTTAATGCATCGTACTTTCCGCTATAGTTCTATATATACATATATTATAGCATACTTTTACTCATTTGTCAACCCCTGTAGGGTAAAAACATTGTATTTACAGCACAGATTCTGTGATTTTACAGTGCAGATTACCTATATAACTAGAAGTTCTAGTAAATCTTTGATATATAACGCAAAGTACTAGTAACAACCCTTTCCAATTTAGCTCTTTTTTGTATCTAGGTAGGACACGCGGTATTATGCAGCTCATTTATGACCCCCCCGTCCCACATCATTCAAATGAATATAAAGATATCCTTATATGCTTATATGTACATGTGATTATAGAGGCGTGAGAGTCTAGGTAGGTGCTCTATAGGCATAAATTAATCCAGATTAATTCTATGTCGCTTGCACCACCTTGCCAGTTTGCTATAATCCAACGGTCGGGCAATAACGCACGGCGTAATCTAAATAGGAATCATTCTCATGACCAACATCGAAACTCTAGGAACACGAATCGCAAAGGCAATGATCAAGGGCGATGAGGCTGTCGCGAAGGCTAACGAATCCACACTTGATAAGGTTTGTACCGAAGTCACCAAAGCCGCAAAAGCGGGCATCACTAAGAACGACCTTAAGCCACTACGTGCCAGCATCGTCACGCAGTACGTTGAAGCCGGTAACGAAGAATCATCCGCAAAGGTTCAAGCGTCTCAGGTCATGCGACTGGTAAAGGTCGCCGCCAATCTAGATAAAAAGCTATCTGAGTATCACCAAATCAGCACTATCGAGGACGGTCTGCTAGTGCTTGAGACCGCTCAATGCCGGACGCCGTCGCTTCGGTTATGTTACGAGGCGCTTGGCATCCCGAA